TCTTCTGTCGCTTTGAATGTCAGGTCAGGAAGACTGTATACTGCAGATGCCTTACGCAAATCATTCAGACTCTCTTCATCCATGTTGAACTGGATGTCTGCACCAGGAAACTTTACATTTTTTTCTGGAGCAGATTTGAGCGTAATCTCAGGATCAGAAAAGTAGTAACGAGCAGACTGACGACCGCCACGAACAGTGACATAATTTTCGTTGTCAAACTCAAGCTGAGGATTGCTAAACAGATTGATCCCAGAAAGAAACTGACTGAGATCATAAATCGCGAAGTCCATAGGAAATACTTCCTCGCTAGTGAACTTCGCCAAGATGTTTTCTGCGTTACTGATAGTACGAACCGTGTTCCCTTTGCGGAACACAATGGACGAGTTAATGGTACTATAGTTTCTGAGAACATTTAGCGTGTTGTTTGATAGTGTGACGGTGCTCATTGATTGTAAATTTCAGTGGTGTTGGTTTTATCAGAGAAATGCATCAGAAGCACAGCATAGTGCAAGATCTTCATGATGTCACGGCGAGCAGTGCCTTTCTTATCATATCGTGATGCATACTTTAGAATGTTGGATCGGCAGAAAGATTCAGCATCGCCACATGCTTCAATCAAATCTAAAGTTTGGATAGCATCATTGCCTGCCGAATAGTGTTGGTTGTAAGTAGAGGTAATATAGTCCTTCAGTTCCTGAAGGATTGTGTCTTCGTCATACTTCATCATGGCATACAGACATACTCAATTTGATCATAATAGCAAAAATCTGACTCGCCGTCAAGATTAATGATGTGGATATGTTCACCATCCACTTTAGTGACTCGGGCAGACCCACCTCCGAAGAGGCGGATCACACTACCGATAAAGTTACAGTCTCCTGGTTCAGGCATTTTCTTCCTCAGTGTTGACATCAGCATCAATCTTATCATACAACTCGATGAAGGATTGCTTTGTCTCGTCATCGAAACGGTTGACGCAAAGTTTGATCGCCTTCATACGATTCTGCCAGATAGCAAATGCACGGATGATGTGAACGAGTCTACGAGTAGAGATCACTTCATCGATGCCACCGTCTTTGAAAGTACGACGGATGATATCTGCCCAGTTGGCAAGATTTACACAGAATTCTTTGTCGAGAACACCAAGATTACCAGCAACTTTCTCAAGAATCTTAGTCTCGGTAGCAGGAGTAGGATACTCTTGCTCGAAAGTGAGAGCGAAACGCTCAAGGAATGCTTCGTTCAGAACATTAGTACCGATGAAGCGACCGTCATCAGAACCCTTACCTTTGGTGTTGGCAGTAGCGATGACATTGAAACCAGGGTGGCGCTTGACATAGCGACCGATCTTCTTCAGGAAGACACCCTTGCCTTCGAGAACAGACTGCAGACAAAGGATCTTGTTAGATGCCAGATCAACTTCGTCTAGAAGCAGCACAGCTCCCCTCTCAAGAGCTTCAACAACGGGTCCGTTGTGCCAAACAGTCTCGCCATTAACAAGACGGAAACCACCAATAAGATCATCTTCGTCAGTCTCAATGGTAATGTTTACACGAATGAGTTCCCTATTTAGTTGGGCACATGCTTGCTCTACGGCAAGAGTTTTACCATTACCAGACAGACCAGTAACGAAAGTGGGGTAGAAGAGTTTGGATTGGATAATCTTCTTTACATCAGAGAAGTTACCGAAAGGAACGAAGTTAGGATCCTTGTCAGGAATGAAAGACTTCTGCTCTGCAGGTTCTGCAGCAGGTGCTTGGACAGTGACTTCGAGATCCTTACGCGCTTGCTCTACATCGATAGACCAAGTGCCACGCTGGACATAGTATTCCCGAAGACGCTTAGTAGCGGTAGCGTATTGCACACCGAAATGCCTAGCAGCAATGCGAACATGAGTAGCATTGATGTCAGTACCGAACTTCTTAGAAAGATAGTTGGTCAGTTTCTTAGTAGTAAGATTTGAAGGAGCGGGCATTTGTGGTGTTTGTGTTGTATGCACATATTATATACAATAAAAAACCCCCCTGGAAGGGGGGGTGTGCCACTAGTTGAACTGGATCACTGTGCCTTCTTTAGTCGTCAGCGATGCAATATCAAACATGCTCAGGAGTTTCTTAATCTGCTCCTGCTTGCTGTCTGCTGGTGGTTCAAATTCAATCTTGGTTTGAACCTCAACAAACTTGTCTGGTTGTTCGACAGTGGATTCTGGAATGTCAGAGTCTACACCTTCCCATACATCGAAAGGAAGTGTAACGGGAGTTTCTCCCTTGTTCTTGCCGCTGTAGAAAAGTGCAGGATACAACTCACGCTGCTTCGCGAAGATGCTGTTGTGATTTCTCTCCTTACACCACATGTGACTCATACGCTTTGCGACATCTGCCCAGTCCGCTTCTTCCATCTGCTTGTATGCAGATGGGAAGTGCTTCATGCAGTAGTCTTTACATGCCTTACGCATGAATTTAAGGCGGGTAGAGTTCTTGTTGCATCTGATCTGCATCTGGAGTGCCAGAAGCATGATCTTTTCTTTGTGGAGTTGCTCGTATTTTTTGTATTCGATACAAATCGATTTCCATTTACGCATGATCGGGAGTCAAATAGGAATACTGAGATTATATAGCATGTAAAACAGGTTGTCAAGCAATATATCCGACAAACGAGTTAAGAAGTTTCTTGTTCGTGGATTTACCCTTCAGCATTTTCTTGAATGCCTTGGTGATCTCACCCTTCTTGGCACCAGATTCTACATTAAATTCAGTGTCAGCCTCAAGACTGGTCTGTGCAATGGCATAGAGCGCAGTGTAAGAGATGGGGTTATCGATGATGGCAGACTTCTCTTTCTTCCACTTTTCACGAATACGATCGTATTCGGTGTAACCATCAGCAGCATAGTTGTGAACAAAGTTCAGCAAATTACTACCATTCATGACACGGAACCCAAGAACATTGACATTAGGGTTACGATCACGCAACTGCTGAATGAATGTGTTAGTTACAGCATGGTATGAGTCCTGGAACTGTGGGTAGACACGACCAGTCTTACGGTCACGAAGTGCATTGTTGCAGTCCATACGACCACGAACGATGCATTCTTCCTCGTCAGCATAGTTCCAACCTTTACGACCATAACCAGTCATGCAACCATCACCATCAGTCAGGATGCAAAGGTTGACTTTCTGAAGATCGTTCTCCTTTTGGAACTTAGGGATCACATAGTTCATAGCAATGATCGCTTCGTTCAAAGGAGTACCAGACAACTCAAGACCATTAGGTACACCGATGTAACCAGCAGCAGAAGTTGTGTATGAGTAAGTGATCTTCCAGATGTTTTGGCACTGACGCTCGTATTCCTTGGAGTTAGAACGAGAAGAAAGAATATTCATAAGGTGGAAGAAGTTATTACCACCAAGAGAGACTTCACCTTCTACGAGATCATCTTCACGAGTGTCGTGATAGTAGAAACTAGAGCGATGCTCACCAACAGTATTATTCTTCATGTGGTTTACAATGCGCCACTCATTAGTGAAAGCATACACTTCAAAAGGAATCTGAACTTTCTTACAGAAGGCAGTGAGGTTCAGCAATTGCTTGTAAGTAGAGTGCAACTGAGGTGCAATAGAACCAGACCAGTCCATGAGAAATACAAGACCGTGATTCTTACCGTCAGGAACAACAGTTACTTTTTTGAAGATGTCTTCGTTATAACGATAAGTGTGTAACTTTGTAGTATCAAGGACACCAGTTTTAGATTCACCAGCACGAGCGTAAGCGTCAGCAGACTTACGGCACTCAAACTCTTTAACAAGATAGTTAACCTCCTTCTGAGATTCCTTGCGGAAAGATTTGTATTCTTGAGATGCATGTGCGAAGAAGTCCTCACCACGACCCTCAAGACCGTTGTAGTATTGGTCGATCCATTCGTGGACTTCTGACCAGTCAACTACAATATCATTTAGGTCAATTTTCTCAGGAATCTGCACATAAGTCACGGACCTATGACGATGATTGTCAATCAAACTATCGACAGAAGAATCGAAAGCGCGTTGAGTTTTAGAAGTCTCACCACCTTCAGTGCTGCTACCTTCTGGTTCAGTCATGTTGCCATCTTCATCGTACCAGTCGTCACGCACATCTTCTAGATCTGCACCAGAAGATGTAGAACCACCAGAAGTACCACCTGCCTGAGGTGTAGCATCAGGTTGATCTTCTTCAGAAGACTCAGACTCTTGCTGCTCAGCAGAAGTCTGCTCTTGGTCACCTTCTTCACCACCATTCTGGTTGGTGTCAGCAGGCATCTGCACATCTACTTCCTGCTCTTCTTTAGCAGCGTTGACGAAAGCATAGATGTCATTAGCAATGGAGCAGACTTCTTCAAATGTCTCAGCAAGATCGCAGCGAGCAACAAATACTTTCTCTTCGATGCTGAAAGGCATGAGTGCATTAGCACCACACTTGAAGTGAAGGTTAATACGATCGATAAGACTCATCTTGCTGAGATCTTCATCAGCGATACCGAAGAAGTCTTGCTCGTTTAGTTCGGCGTAACCGTTGGAAAATGATTTACGAAGACCAGGAAACTTACGCTTCATCAACTTCTCAATGCGAGCATCCTCTACAACATTGATATAGTCTTTAGGGCAGTTTGCAGCATCACGCCAGTCTTCGTTTGGCGTGAACAGTGCATGACCAACTTCATGACCTACGAGCAGGTCATACACTGTGCTGCTAGCGCGGTCCCAGTTAGGGAGAGTCAGGACACGCCTGTCAACATCAAAGGAAGCAGTTGCGACGGATCTGTGTTCGACGATGAGGTTCTCGGTAGCGAGAAGACGGGCAAGGTTACCTTTGATTTCTTGAGTTGACATGTGTCTCGTGCGTGTATGTACATAGCATAACGCAGAAACTGATCATCCGACCAGTGCATGGGACACTTCGTTAAGTGTCTCATGGACCACAGAATAATTTTTCTCTTTCTCGACTGTGATCGTCCTATCAAATTTATCTTCTATATTAGATTTATGACTGATGACATAAACTTTGGTGCTCTCATCAAAGTTACGAAGGATCCATCCTAGATCAGATGTACCAGACTGGTCAAGAGATCCGTCAAAGATCTCGTCCAAGATCAGTAGGTTAGTATCCACAGAATTCTTAAGTTTAGCAATAGAACGCCAAGTAAGCAGCAGAGCGATATCAATACGAGCTTTCTCTCCTTCACTGAAAGATTCATATGAAAATACATCACGGTATCTAGACTTAATAGTTTCCTCAAAGTTCTCATTGAGAGTAAAGTTTACATAGAAGTCCATACTCTGAAGATACTGATTAATCAGTTTGTTCATCGTAGGCAAGTATGTCTTGATAATTCTAGTCTTGATGCCGCTGTCTTTCAGTAGTTGTGTAGCCGTTGTTAATACATCACGGTCGGTCTTGAGAGCTGCCATGTCTTTACCGAAGTCTTTCTTACCAGCAACCAGTTCCTGCAGTTTGTTGTACTCTGCTTTCTTATCAGGATTCATGTCAGTAAGAGTTTTGATTTCAGTCTCAATCTCACTGACACTCTTTCTAATAGTAACCAACTGATAGTTTGTCTGAGAGATAGTCATGTTAATATCATTGACTTGCTTAGATAGTTCAGTCATCTTTGCAAATCGAGCAGTCTCTTTAGAAATTGCTTCTTTAATTTCTTCGTGACCGATGTTCATCTCATTCAGTTTAGATTCTCCTGCCTGCAACTTTTCGTTACGAAACTCTTCTGACAGGTCCTGTGTGCATGTAGGACAGACATGATTTTTCTCAAAGAATGCATGTTCTTTTTTACATGTGTGCAACTTAACTTCAAGTTTATTGAGATAAGTTGTTAACTTCTGCAGTTTTTCATCTGATTTTTGATACTCCTGCATTTCTTCATTAAGTTTTTCGATTTGTTGTGTTAGAATTGCAACATCTTCGACCCCCTGGAGTTCTGTTTTTTTATACTCTTTAATTTTTTCTGTCTTCTTTGCTACTGCTTCTTTGTTCTGCTTCTCCAACTCCAACATGTACTGTTTCTGGAGATGGATCTTCTCCTCAATCAGATGAATATCATAATCAAGTGTCTTGATTTCTTCATTGTTCTCTCTGATTTTATCTTTGAGTAGAACATTCATGGTCGAGAACATTTGAATGTCTAGAATATCTTCAATGATGTCACGACGCTGCGTGATAGGGAGACGCATGAATGGTACGAAGGTGCTGCTGCCAAGCACCACAATCTGTGTGAATGACTTGAAGTTCATCTTCAGGACATTCTGTTCAAAATTCTTTTGCTGATCTACTACAGACGCTTCCTGATTCCAAGCAAGTCCATCACAATAGATCTCTAGTTTGTTAGGTTTGATGCTGCGAATTACTTTGTATTCTCTCTTACCAATAGTAAATTCAATCTCTGCAACACAATCCTTTTCATTAATACTGTTGACCAGCATACCTTTGCTGATCTTACGGAATGGTTTACCAAACAACGAAAAGGTAAGAGCATCCAAAATGGTACTCTTACCTGCACCGTTAGCGCCAACAATCAAATTTGTCCTGGATGATACCAGATCGATCTCGCTGAAAGTATTACCCGTGCTCAGGAAGTTCTTCCAACGGATCTTCTGAAAATGAATCATAACAATTTGGTGGTACGATGAAGTCGTCTTCTGTAATTATACTATATCTCTGTCCGCTGTGAAGGCAAGCGGCAACCATTGCTTCAACATCTACCTCAGCAAGTTGCAAAGCAGGATTTGTTGGGTCATCTTCCAAGAAGGAAATGTATCGTTCTGCATCACACTGAGTTTCAAAAATAGGAATGATTTTGTCATCGTCTTCATCGAAAACAGAATACACACCCGAAGGATGATTCTCTAATGTAATTACATACATAGATTCCTCTAGACTACTTCGCATGACTCTATGTATAATGACTGCATGAGTTTCTTGAGTTCGGTTTTATCGACTTTCAATTCAATCTCATCAATATACTCGGTCAGCAAAGTCAATGTGTCCTTCACATTGAATTCTACATCCTCCACCTCGCTTGTGTCAACTAGGGTTTCAACAATTTTAACATCGTGAGCACCTACATTGTAAAGACGATCAACCAACGACTCAAACATTTGGTAGTCACGCTTCTCTTCGACAATAACTTTGACGAATTTGTTGGCGTAGTCTGAAATATCGAACTTGTTATAATCAGACTGTGTGTCGTCGTAGTAGACTTTTGCGAAAATTTCATATGGATTCTCCACAAACCTAAGCTTGTCAGTCTCTGTATCGAATATATGAAACCCGCGAACTGCTTTATAATCATTCCAGAACATCTGATATGGGTTGCCAAGATACTGGATGTTTCCTTTCTTGGAACGGTGGTGGAAGTGTCCAGACCACACACGCTTGAAGTTGGTAAAGTCTTTACGAGAGAACCCGCCCTCAAAGCGCATACCCTCCATGACCTCAAACCCTTCAATCTCGATGTGACTGACCATGATGTCTCCACCTTTCTGAATCAGTTCAACTGCTTGCTCACGGTTCTCCTGGTTGATCCAGGGCATCATCAGGAATGTCCTACCACCTAGTTTTAGTTCAGTAGGTTCACTATAGATGGTGATGTTGTCGTAAGAGTCAAGCAGCAACTCTGGTGAGTTGATGCGGTTTGTATTCTTATAATAT